GTATGATTGGACTCCGCCGACGGTATTCCAGGTAAGATTGCAGTCTGCGGCGTTCCCTGAAAGCGTAAGACTAGAGGTGGTTATGCTCACAAAACGGTAGGCAACCAGCCCAAACACCCCGCAATTTGATATGGTTCCTGCGATAAGGCTACCATAACTACCTTGAGTCAGGTAGATACCATAATTAGTACAGTGATCCACCACGAAGCCAGTAGCAAGATAAACCGTGCAGTTCGGATAGGCAACAAGTCCGTTCGACTGGCCACAGGATACAAAATTAGTGGAAATGTTCAGTAAACTTGCTCCGACACCCTCAACTCCTACTCCGTCAGTGGCATTCGTGTTATTCGTTGTAAGTACATATGTATTTCCCTGACATCCCGACTGCATACCAACATACATGCCGTGTTCTTTATTATCGCTAGAGTAACATCCTGTATTTGCAGTAAACCATGATTTCCACATAACGTAGATACCGTCTCGAAAGCCATTTGCACCTACATAGTTGCCGATAGTAAGATTCGAACTATTGTAGACATAAAGTCCCGCCGTATTGCCACGATTTCCGGCGACGACTAGATTGGAGATTGAACTAAAGGCGCGCATATTTGATAATACAAGTCCATCGCATCCAGTAAAGTACAAAATCGACTTAATAACGTAAACCGTACCAGCGACAGCGCCGGATGGCGCGCTAGCATCGGAATGCCTAGTAGATATAGTAATCCTATCGTTGTCCGCATCGACTGACGTAATCGGGTGGCATCCGGCAATATGATAGGGGTCGGTCCCTCCAGTACATTTACCAATTAGCACATAATGATCGGTCGTAATACCGCTCGCGTCATCCAGTTGCAACACGATACTCCAGGCGCAAGCACTTCCTGAGGAAGAGACCACTGATGATAGAGTTTTGGATACCGCTGCCGCTCCGGTAATTGCGATTTGTGATCCGCAAACGTGGTTTAGACTAATAGCGGAACTACTAGTGTACTTTCCTGCGTTGACGTTGATCGTAACAGCGGCCGTATTTGCAATAAGGTAGTCTTGCAAATAGAGCATGGCTTTTGCAAGTGTCGCCCAAGGATTTCCAACGCTACCATCGCCGGTAGTATCATTTCCTCCTGTATCCACGTAATAGGTCGTATTTGTAAGTATCGTTCCAATGTAACCCGCGACTGAATGATCCCCCCAACCGTATGCAGTATTCCAATTTGCACTACTATCTGTTACAGCGGAATAGCTGCCTGCGCCGTTACATTTAACTAGTCCGTTAATTGCATCTTCAGTTGTTTTATGTGATGCCGCACCGTCATAACTAGATTTTAGTGTGGTAGTCAGATGGACATTTGTAGTCCCTGCTGAAACATCATCAAGATCGTCCGATGCTTTAATGAAGTAGCCAGCAGACGCATGGTTTCCCCAGCCGTAAGCAGTATTATAATTTGCATGGTTATAGGTGGTCTCATGCCCAGCAGCCAACCATGTCGCTGCGCGCCCGTCAGTGTGATACTGTGCATGGTCATCGTCGGCCAGTCCTGTTAATCTTCCATGATCCTCTGGTAAATCAATTTCGATATTTAGAATTGTGGACGAAATCGCGTGCCCAACAAGTGTGGCATATGTCGCTGATGGCGTAACTGATATTTCACCCACGTCGGCAACAACATAATCGCATATTTTAAATTCAATCTCGGCAAAATGTGGTGTACCACTCGCGTTTCCGCTAATACCTTTAAGCTGATAGTACCGATAGCCGCTAGCATTTCCACTCAGCGTACTCATCGTCTGAATCTCTGCCCCACCCAGATCAAATGTACTGCCGATGTCCGTCCAAGCGGATTCGTCATTCGATCCTTGCCACTGCCATACACCTGTTGTATCTGTAGTGCTCTGATACCATTTGGCCTCAGTTATAAGTTTACTCGCCCCTGCCCCAAAATCCCATCTGATATAGTATGGTGAAACGGCGTAGCCTCCGATGAAGCTGCAATTTTCGTAGTCGAATAGTCCATTAACTAAACGACCATCATAGTATCCATCCCACAACGGCTGCGTTCCGGTATTCGTAATGATTGCCGTTCTATCTCCGGTTCCACCGGCGTTCGCATACGACGGCACAGTAGATGTACCGTCTTTTAGATAATATATAGCTCCTGGAGTAAGTGATGCCGAGCCAACGATACTAGTCCAATCGGCGAGTTCAAACGCTCCGTTGATCTGTATTGTAGCCGTTTGTCCAGCAGATTTAGCAGCTAAAACAAGTCCGGCAACTTTGTAGTTCGGGGAAGCATCCGCCCGTGCTAGCTCAGCATGACCAGCAGCCGTAATATATACTGCATGTCCAGCCAACACGTTACTATCGGCTACGGCACTTGTATAATTATCATCTAACCTAGCATGGTCGTAAAGAGACGTATGTGAGGATATAGCACTACTAGCAGTCCCAACTGGATCGTACAACCCAGCATGATTTCCCCAGCCGTAAGCAGTATTGTAATTGGCATGGTTATAGGTAGTTTCATGCCCAGCGGCTAGCCAGGTGGCGGCGCGCCCATCAGTATGGTATTGACTATGGTCATCATCTCCTAATCCTGATAAACTTCCGTGATCCGTAGTGTACCCAGTTGTATCAATGGTCCAAGTATTTTCAGCCGTCTTCTTCAAAAATCCTGTCGTTCCAGTTAAGGCGGCAATCGCTGTCAAATCTCCGTCTGCTGGTTGATACGCAGTATGCGTATGACCCGGATCAGAACCGCTGGTCACGTTTATACCAGAAACGGTTCCGGTAGTCGTTAGATTCTCATTATCAAAACTAATTGCACCCGTACTACTCGTGATCGTAGCTGCGTTAATTGTGATATTGTCAACTGTGAGCAACGTAAGAGTTGTAAGGCTAGTCGTCCATGTAGGTTTGCTTCCAGTCCCCGCCCCTACAATAATTTCTCCTAATGCTCCTTCTGACAAAATGGCAGTATCAAACTGCACGCCCTGGAATGCTCTTCGGACTTCTTCGGGACTATAAGGATTAGGTGTTCGCTTCACGCTAATCTCCTTATGCCAGCATCCCGACGCGATGCCACAATAGACTCCATAGCCCAGCCTCTACTGCTTTCGCCAGTGAGAGTCAAAACGACAGCTTGTCCGAAACAGGCAGGGCGCACGGTGGCGTTCAAATCCTCGTGCCAACTACCAGTATCACTAGCGTCTGCTAATACGGCTGCCTCTGCTGAATTTCCGCATGAAACTTCCCAAATGACATCGCCACTATAATTTGCTAATGTCGCGTCTATGGTCATCAGTCTACCGGTAGACCCTTCGGATGCTAGTGCAACTGGCCCTACCATAATATAGGACTCAAATACTGTTCCATCGTCAGTCTCAGCCAGGTCATTATATCGGCGCAGCATCCCGTCTCGGCAACCTAAGATCACACCTGAATCCTCTAGGGCAGACCCCTGATACGTACACGTACAGGTGGGCTCATGGTCAGAGTCTAGTGACATGGGCCAGAAGGATTTATACGCTAGGTCCATCCACCAATGTACTCTAGTGTTCGACGGCTCAGTTGTCAAATAAATATGGACTCCGCGCCCATGAGCATCATACTCAAGCTGCGCGTTTACCTGGTTAGCATCTATGTTAAGAAATTCTCTTGGCAAGGTATCTAGCGATAGTGCTTCTGGAAACGTATCGCCACCTGGATGTAGCATATAGACGCCAGCAAGACTTAAAAATATCAATTCGCCACTAGGTCCAAGGCACCACGCCTTAGGGCCAACAATGCCGATTGTATGACTAATAGAAGATAAGGTACCGCCTGCCGCTGGATCGCCAACCATGCGCCATAAGTTGTTCCGGCAACCGATAATCATATAGTCATCGCTATGAACCGCCAATGCTGTAATCGGATCGCCAGGAGTTCCAGCATTGCTCGACGTTCCCGCTACTGCTGCTTGCGCATCCTCTTCGGCGTAATCCCAATCCAACTCATCGCCTACTCGACTCATATACCAGACATGAGGAGCAATCTCTGCACCAGCTAATACTATACGATCCAGATAGTGCGCAATGATAGGACAGCCAGTCGGAACCTCGCCTACTGTGGCCGTCATAATCGACATCGTATTCGTAGCGGGATCGAGAACCTTAGGTGCTCGTTCGACTCTAAACGCGCAGGTACCATTTCCCGGAGCGGAATCTAGCGTAATCGCGCCAGCGGCTACAGACGCAATAGTATAAGTTCCTGCTACCGTTGATCCGCCGACGTTAGAGATAATTACTACCATATCTGCCGGCAAAATACCGAGTGTAGTCCAGTCAGAGTATGTAGCAGAATCAATCGCAGTGCCGGAGACCGTTCCATCTGTCCCTGTGGCCAATACGTCGCCGTAATCGGCGATATACAATTTTTGACCACTCTGCACGCCAAGAAGTAGCGTGTCGTCACGAACAGACAAGGCAGAACTAATAACAGTCATTCTACCATAAGACGATTCGTACCACATATCGCCGTCTGCCGACGCATACAATATTGACCGCGTAGTAGGTACGGAACTAGTAGAGTAATATTGAACGCGAAAAGTATTGGCAAGACACAATCCGCCGTCCACTGTGCATTCCAT